TTATAATAAGAAACATAGAGAAGAGTTTGGTGGAGTAGTTATAGCCTGTGATAACAGACATTACTGGCGAAGGCAAGTCTTTCCTCAATACAAAGCAGGTAGGAAGACTACAAGGGAGGCATCTAGTTTAGACTGGAGTATTATATTTGAGTCTCTCAATATAATTAGAGATGAATTGTCTGAAGTCTTTCCTTATCCTTTAATAGATGTTGATGGTGCTGAGGCAGATGATGTAATAGGCACATTAGCAGAGTATAGTCAGACAATAGGAGAGCCAGGTCCTCTATTTGAAGATGAGATAACACCAGAGCCTTTTCTTATTGTATCAGGCGATCATGACTTTAAACAATTACAAAAGTTTCCTAATGTAAAACAATGGGCACCTGCACAAAAGAAATGGGTAACACTACCTGAGACACCAGAACAGTATCTTATGGAACATATTATTACAGGCGATAAGGGTGACGGCATACCTAACATGCTATCAGCAGATAATGTATTTGTTGATGGTATAAGACAACGACCTGTTCGTAAGAAACTATTAGCTGAATGGAAACTACAAAGGCCAGAAGAATTTGTTACAGGTGAAACAGCACATGGCTGGAATCGTAATCGATTACTAATTGATCTGTCCAAAACACCAGAAGACATTAAAGAAGGTATTATACATAGTTATACAACTCAAACAAATAAGGACAAGACAGCCTTATTAGACTATTTTCTTAAACATAATATGAGAACAATGGTTGAAGTAATTGATGAATTTTAACAAATAAGGAAACAAATGAAGAAAATTTTAATACTAGCTACATTAATAGTGGCACCATTTTATGCAACAGCAGTAGATGTTGGGGGTAGCGTAACAGTAGGGTCTGATTACTTATGGAGAGGAGCAAGCCAAAAGGGCAGTCCAGCAATCTCAGCAGGAGTTGAAGTAGGACATAATGGTTTATATGCAGGTACATGGGTATCACAAGTAGACTATGGTGACAATTCAGATTATGAGTACGACTTTTATGCTGGATATGGATACGATATAACAGACGAATTGTCAGTAGATGTAGGTTTAATCCAATATAACTTTAATAATGAGTCTGGAAACCAATTAGAAGAATGGTATACCAGTGCAACCTTTAGGAGATTTACAGCAATATATTATCAAGACTTAGACAATAGTGATAATCATTTTGCAGAATACAGCTATGAGATACCTGTTGATAATGTAAGCCTATCGGTATTCTATCAAGATCCTATGGATTTTTATGGTATAAATATAAGTAAGGATATAAACAGTTACACATTAGCAGCTACAGTAGGACAAGGACGAGATGAATTGGGCTCAGAAGCTGTTGTAAGTGTAGCATATAATTTTTAAATATGGAGAACACAATGGAACCAACAAAGTTTAGACAAGTTAACGAAGCTTTTGATTGGGTATTTGAAGCGCCTAAAAAGGATCAGGTTGATAGGCTTAAAACAATAGCATCTAAGAATCAGACTATTGTTCCTTTTACAAGATGGGGCGTGGGTGCTGAAGACATAGACTGGAAACTACCAGAAGGAATACCTGATGCAACTAAAATTAAAGATGATATACCAGATGATATGGGCGAGTCTACTCTTACACTAGAGTTTAGACGAATTAAATCCTTTACAGATCCTACATCTAATATGGCAAACTTAGCACCTTGGAAGCGTGAGATGAATTGGATGTCTATTATTGAAGGTGTACATCACAAAGAGGCAGAGTTCTTAACAGCAGTTAAGGATAAACAACTTCTAAATCTCTATCCTAAACTTGAAGCTATCCTAGGCGACTTAGGTATTACAGAATATGTAAAGCCTAAGAAGACAAGGAAGAAGGCTGTCAAGAAGAGTGCCAAGTAAATATTGGAAATACGAAAATATAAAGAGCGTACATTTAGAGGTATCAACTCTTTGTAACTCTATTTGTCCGTGGTGTCCTAGATATGAGAACTTCTCACCTAATCTAAATCCTAATATCGTTGAAGGCTCTTACACACTTCAACGATTTACATCTGACTTCCCGATTAATTTTATAAAACAAATAAGGCATTGGACATTTGCTGGGGACTATGGAGATCCTTGTACTGCGCCAGAGCTGTTAGATATATTATACTACATTAATGAACACAACTCTAAATGTAGCATTCAGATTAATACCAATGGTGGTATGAAAACAGAAAGATTTTGGTATGACTTGGGTATGCTGTTTACTAAAAACAAGAGTAGGTATGTTATATTTTCTGTTGATGGCTTGGAAGATACTAATCACATATACAGACGAAATGTTAAATGGCATAAGGTTGTAAGAGCCATGAGAACTTATAGCAACACAGGAGCCACAGGTATATGGGAGTATCTAAAATTTAAACACAATGAACACCAGCTATCTACAGCAGAGGATATGGCAAAAGACTTAGGCTTTGAGATTAGATTCAAGAACCCTAATGGTTTTGAGGGAGCGCCAATGCCTGCTAGGGATAAGGATTACAATATAGAATATGAGATATATCCTCAAACAGGTAATGAGATAAAGGCTATTGATGAGAGAACTAAGAACTGGATAAAGACTCTTGATGTAACAGATACATATAAAGTATATAACAAAAGACAAACTAAGGTTAATTGTAGTGCTAATCATAAGTTTGGTGGAGGCTATGAGGTTAGAATAAACTATGACGGCACAGTTTGGCCTTGTAGTTTCTTTGGACACTTATCCAGCAAGGACTTAACTAATAGATATGTAGGCAAACCACAACAAGCACAGATGTATGACTTATTTAAGGATACAGACAACAATTTAAACAACAGAAGTCTAAAGGAAATATTAGATGCTGATCCTTTTAAGAATGTTTACGAGGGTTGGGAAGGTAATAATATAATGTTATGTTCAGACTCTTGTGGTGAATTTAAAACAATGGAGAAGATATATGGAAGTTCTGCTGACAGGCGGTAATAGTAAGTTTGGTGCTGAACTAGCAAAGCAAATGCACTTCCAAATGAATTGGAATGTAGAACTTGTTCCTCGACAACATTTAGATGAGGCAATACAAGTATCAAAGAAACATTATGATCTTATATTCTTTAATCATAATAAGCCTGTAGTTGATTGGAACTTTGATAAGTATCCTTCAGAGTTATTAAAACAAGTAACTGCTGATAAAGTGGGTTGGATGATTACTTATGCTGCACTTACACCAACAGAACAAGGCGATTATAATATAGGTTTCTGGCAGTATGTGGCACAGAAAGGAGTATATATTAATCAGATGAAGTTTTACTCTAAACGATTCACAACCTTTGTATTTGATCCTGGTATTATTACAGAGGACAATAGATCTAGTATTGCAAGTGAGTTTATTGAAGTGTGCCCAACGATTAAAGATGTCTACAGAAGTTCTGTAGGATCAGGCCTATAAGGATCGTAGAACCTACCCCATTGATATCCTTCTGGTAGTGGTTCGCTAACAGCTATTGTAGTAGTTACACCCTCAGGCGATACACACCATCGTCTCTTCTCTTTAAAGTTAGAAGCATAAGACATTTTTATACGAGTGTCTTTACTATGTTGTTTACCATACATTGGATTGTTCTCACCGCCTCGAGTATTAGTCATAGTCTTAGATACTTTCTCTCTAAACTCTGGGCTCCTACCATTCTTTACTGCTGGATGATTCTTACCTAACTTGGCTTGTCTTATTCTTTCCAGGCCTTCAGGTGTGTGGTGTTTGGTTCGTTCTCGCGCTGTATCGTTTACAACAGGCAATCCTAGATGTAGTGCATGCTCTCTTATTTGTTCAATAGTAGAGAACCTTCTTATCAGTTCACGAGGCTTTGGAACATCCTGTACATGATTGTTGTCTACGATATATAGACTGCCTTTGTGATTAAATAGAAAGAATAACGAAGCTTTAGACATTAAGCACCTTCAATATAGTCTATGTCTACGCCTGTTAATTTAGCAGTATCTTTAGAATTTTCAACAACAGATCTATAATAGATATATTCTCTTGGTGTGCCTTTATTTTTAGTTTCTATCTTAACACGAAGTTCTAATATGGCAATGCCTTTTGTGTCTGTTATATCTGAATGAGCTCTAATTATATGTCTAGGTAATCTACCACCTTTACTATCTGTTTCTACATTTTCAATACTGAAATACTCATACCTTTTAATGTTATCATGTATTAGATTAAAGTCTTTGAGTGTTGGTATACCAGAGTCTAATAAGTTTAATTGAGGAACCTCTCCATCTTCTTTTTGTGCGTGATATTTTGTGGCATCTGCAAATCTTGTAACTGATGCTTTATCCCATTTTGTTATTTTATTATAACCACCTCTTTTCATTGCTCCTGTTTTATATGCTAGACTTAAGGCCTTGTCAGCTTCTTGTGGTATTGCATTCATATGTTTTTTATATGTTGGTCCTATACTGTTTATATCTGCACCATAAAATTCAGACATTAGCTTTTTTAATGTAGGGAACTCTGTACCACCACGCTGTCCAAATTGTTTTATTCCTGCTACCTTAACTGATATTTCCATAGAAGTTTCTTTATTGTTACCATTCTCATCTGTAAACGATACATCTATATCTTTCTTTGTACCTTTTTGATCCTCGAGTCCCTGAGCTTTTACTGTAATAATATCTCTTCTGCCATTTTCATAAAAGAGTCTATCCCACCCAACAACATTTTCAGAATTAGCATATTTTACAGCGGCATCATATATACCATCCATTTTACCTGAACGAACTCTAGGCGTTACCAGTGCTTTCATATCTGCTGTTGCTAATCCTAGTATCCAAATAATTGCATCGGGATCAAGAACATCTGTCTTACTTCCTTCTTTAGGAGGCATGTTAGGAGAACTAAACTTATCGCCTATGGTTACAACATTTGCTGGATTTGTTCCTAAAGCCTCAATAACTTTTTCTACATCATGTCTTTGTACAATCATTCCTGGTTTTTCTTTCCTAAACCTAGCCACAATAGCTGCACTCATTATTCCTTCAGCAACATTACCTCTATTGTAAGGTGTCTTTCCATCTTTAAAGTTCTCATCTTTATATAATCTCTTTAACTTTAAAATGTTTTCAGACTCTCCGCCTTCTGAAGCACTCTTACCTAATTTTTTTGCTTGTGTTGAACCATATTCTTCTGCATTTTCTATTGCCTTTTTCCAAGCAGTTTTAGCTGTAGAGTCTAAAGTAACTTCCATGAATATATTATTACCTGCATTTTGCATTCTATTAATTATAGTAGCATCGGTATTAAGGTTTATCTTATTCATTTTACCTGCTATTAATTCATATAGATTCTTTATAACTGCTTTGCCTGTGGGATTCTTGCTTGTAGGAGTAAAGTCTACAGTAAATGGCGTACCATTCTTTAGCATAGTCCAAAAGACAACTTGTCTTGTATCATATTTTATTATCTCATTAGCATCTAACTTTGCCATCTGTATCTCCTTTATTTAACAAGTATGCACTTTAGGGCACCAAATGTCAACCTATTGTTTCTTTTATTTATAAATAAGAATAGGACTTATATAAAAAGGAGATATCATGAGTAAGTTTAATAAACTACTAGATGCTAAATTTGAACCGCCTAAAAGGTGGACATTAGACTCTAGCTTAATCTTTGATAGTGATAAACTGTCCGAGAACGATAGTGCTATACTAAAACAAGTTGGCGCTAAAGTAACCAAGGCAGGCAAAATTACAGCGAAGAAAGGTTTCAAGACAGACCTAGCTTCGGTACCAAGAGTAGCCTGGAACATTATTGCACCGTTTGATATTGCTAGATCAGCAGTTATCCACGATGCATTATATTCTGCTATCAGAGAATACAGAGAGGCTAACGGCTATCATGTAGGATCTGGAGGCTCTAATGAAACACAAGAATCTAAAGATGTTTCAAGTAAAGCTAAAGTAGTAGCAGACAAAGTATTTCTTGAGGCAATGTTGGAGTCAACTCCACCTATTGCTACATGGAAAGCATACGCTTCATACTATTCAGTCGTACTGTTTGGTAGATGGAGCATAATCCCAAGGGAAACCGATTAATATAGGAGAATATTATGGCGACACACGACGCAATCGTAGAAGCCTTTAACACTTACCTATCAGAGTCTGAAAACTTTGAAACAAAGGGTGTTAAAGCATCAGCAGCTAGAGCTAGGAAAGCTCTTATGGAAATAACCAAAGCAGCTAAAACCCGTCGAGGAGAGATCCAAGACAAGAAAAATAATCTATAGGAGGCAATTATGCTAGATATTATAAAAGCTCGTTTAGGCGAGAGAACATCATGGGATGGTATTACCATCATAGGGGTTTCATTATTAATACTCGTGGCAGCACCCATAGTTAAATTATTAGCTTGGCCAGCATTGGCTTATGGCATCTGGACATTGGTTAAATCAGAAGACTAATCCAGCCGGTTCTGGTCCATGTCTCAAGCGTAACGGTAATCGTTATACTTGTTTCATAGGACCAAAACCACTATTTAATCTTGACTTTTACTTCAACAGAGTGCATAATATACTTAATAATCGAGAAGTGAGGTAATTATGACACAGTATCAAGAGACTGTAAACAAACAAAAACTTAAATTAGCTGCTGAAGAGTGGGCTAATGGTGTTAAATGTTTACACGCACATCAGATAAAATCTATGTGGTATGATGATAGACCACAGGACACAGACAATAGTTCTGTATGTGATATTCAATACAACGACGGTAGAATCCAAAGAACAATCGTTAACACTAATGAAAAGATTTGGATGAACGGTTCTAAACAATTAACAGGTGAGGAGTTGGTAAATGAATACGAAAGACACAATCCAAGCGCCTAAGGATATAGCAGAATCTATTCGTAGGATGAATGCTAAAGAACTGGCAGCTCTAGTGGAAGCTTTATGTGAAGACAACATGGGTAAGAAATTAGAATCTGCTCTCTCATTTGAAAACTTAGATAAGCAATTTAGATCAGGAGTTTAGCTCATGCACCCAGGTAACTTTATAAATGTTACAGGGGGATTCCAATCACAAAGAGACAGAGTAGAATCTGTTATGGTCTTTTGTGTTGATGAAATGCTCCCAAAGCACAGAACATTAGACATTCAGGTACACATAGGAAACTATGAAGCCAATGAGAATGTTATGGGTCAGTGCTTACATGTAACAGGCAACGAGTTTCATGTAGATATAGACAGTAAACAGAATCTATATAATCTTATTCTAACGACATGTCATGAAATGGTACATGTTAAACAATACAGCAGAGGTGAGTTAAAAGAGGCCTTTCCACAGACATTATGGTTCAACAAAGAATACAACGATGGCAGATGCTATCCATGGGAGCGTGAGGCATGGGACATGCAGTCAATATTGGCTCACAAGTACATAAAACAACAGAAATTAGGCACAATTAAGGTGCTGAAATCGCTTGACAAAAGGTCCTAAAGAGTGCATAATAATAGCATGATAAATAAAAATAAAGTAATATTAACTGATTGTGATGGCGTATGTCTCGATTGGGAATTCGGATTCCACACTTGGATGGATACACATAAACACAAACTAGTGAACAAAGACTTCTATAGTGTGGCTAAGCAATATGATATGCACCCAGACGATACTAAGTATTTGGTTGAACAGTTCAATAGCTCAGCAAGTATAGGATTCTTACCACCACTTAGAGATGCACAGTATTATATTAAATTGTTAGCAGAGAAACTAGGTTACAGGTTTGTAGCTGTTACCAGCTTGTCTCATGATGAGAGTGCACAGAAACTTAGAACATGTAATCTTAAGAAACTATTTGGTAACGACACATTTATAGAGTACCATTATTTAGGTTGTGGTGACGACAAAGACGAGATACTCCTAGAGCTTGCTAATAAATATGAAGGTAGCATCTGGGTAGAAGACAAATATGTTAATGCCGAGGTAGGTGCTAGTGTAGGCTTTGATGCTTTACTTGTGGAGCATGGCCACAACTTAAATAAGGAAGGCAACTTTAAGGTTGTTAGAAATTGGGAAGAGATATACAAATATGTTGAACGAAAAGAAACCGAGAGAGATCTCAAGCGAAGAACTAGCAAATTCAAAAAGAATATTTAAATCCGCTACTCCTAAATATACCATTGACTGGTATGTAAAATGGGTAGCATCAATACTAGTTTTATCTGCTATTTCAATGCGAGGAGTACCAGGCTTTGAACAACCAGATTTAATTCTTTCAACATTAGGTGTAGCACTTTGGCTCTGGGTGTCTATACTTTGGAAAGACAGAGCTTTGATATTACTCAACGGCGTAGGGCTATTGTTTTTAATTAGAAACTTAATTGAGAGGTTATTTTAATGGGTATGATGAATATGGGTGGCTCCCTTCGCTATGATATGTCAGGTAGGAAGCGTAAGAATTACAAGAAGAATAATCCTACAGTCAAGCGTGTGAAAGCTACACATAAACCTATGAAGCCTCAAACTAATACTGTTCTCGAAGCACATGCAGAACACATGAAGAAGTATCCTTCTATGCCTATGGGTTCATCAGCATCAGGCAAAGGTACAGTTAATGTATCGTGGGATAACGAAAAGAAAGAGATCAGCCAAGGCTATACTGTTGCACCAGCATATAACAAAGGCGCTTATCAGGTTATCGGTAAGTCTAACATAAAGGACATAGGCAAATGACAATAGCACTAGGATTCCAGGCAGCATTCATAGCTGTCTTAATAGGAGGCATGTACTCATCTTATAAAATAGGATTTAGAACAGGCACAGAGAAAATGATAGACTTTTGTAAGACTAAATCTAACAAACAAGGCATGACTCTCATTCACTTCTTTGGTAACAATATTGAATTCATCGATCCTCTAAACTATAACAAGGCAGTACTTGACAAAATAGCAGAAGCTTTTGAGGACGATGAACAAGGCTCCTGAACGATATACTAACGATTCTGTTCTCACCACTTATCTGGAGACAAAGAACATTACGATATATTCTCATGGCCCTGTAGGCATAGAGCCTTTTGAACCTTTCTTTAAAAATGTAGGCACAAAGACTATGCTTGCATTCGTAAAACCACACCACTGGAAAACTATCACAGAAGAATATGTAGATCATACTCACATTCTAGTTTTACGAGATCCTATACAACAACACAAACATGGAACATTCCTACATGGAATGAGCATGCACGAGGTAGCACGAAAGAGAGACAATATGTTTTACTCTACACATCTCAGGCCTCACCTAGGCACAGTAATCAACGCACAATTTGATTTCTATATCCCATTTGAAGAGTTGAATAAATACTTATTTGAATGGCAAGTGCCTAATCCACCAGCAGTTGACACAGCGCTGTTCTTTGACATTAGAGAGGAAATGGCAGCTTACGAACAAATAAAGAACGATAAAATGAAATTAGAACTACCTCAATGGAGAGAACTTCTAATGCGTGGACAATTAAAAGAGATATAAATGCACGGCATAATACTTGGTGGCATACTCGAAAGAGAGGACACCAGCGAAACACGAAACCAAATCAGTTCGCAAGATGAGGCGGACAAACCTACCTTTTGGCCTAGCATTAAACGAACTGCTGGTGGACACAGAATTGCTACTTGGTT